TCGGCAGGTTGTTTCTGTTCGGTTTTCGTATGGGGCAGCTTGTTCAGCGTACTCAGGGCTCCCGCAGAGCCGAACGGCTCTGTGGGAAAAGGAGCTGCAATGGAGCCTGTGAGCTTTTGCTGCTTGCAGCAAAACGAACAAAGCGCAGTTTGCAGCGACGCTGTCACCGCTCGCCGCGAGAACGCATAGCTTTCCGGTTCGGGAACGGGATCTTCTTTCGCGGTGAACAGGAGGTCGTCTGCAAAGCCAAGTTCCACGGCTTTGTGGGCGGACAGCCATGTTTCCGCATCCATGAGGTGTGAGAGCCGCGCCCTCGACAGCCCCGTTTTGATTTCGTAGGCATTGATGATCGACTCCTTTACTTCGTCCAGCATGGCGATGGCCTTCTGCATTTCCTCGGTGTCGCCAATCGCCACCGTCAGGGGGTTATGCACCATCATCAGGGCGGTGGGAGCCATGAGAACCGTGGTTCCGGCCATGGCAATGACACTGGCGGCACTGGCGGCGATCCCGTCGATCTTCACAGTTACAGCGCCCTTGTAGTCCATGAGCATACTGTAAATCTGAGAAGCGGCCACGCAATCACCGCCCGGCGAATTGATCCAGACGGTAATATCGCCCTCACCGGCCAGAAGCTCCGATTTGAAAGCCGCGGGGGTAATATCATCGTCAAACCAGCTCTCCTCGGCAATGGTGCCGTTAAGGTAAAGGGTGCGGCTCTCGTCTGAGTTCCGCACCCAATTCCAGAATTTATTCACTTGTCTGTTCCTCCGTTTCTGTTGGATTTGTTGCGGCGGTTCCAGCAAAGGCCCCGGCATCACTGAGCTTCGTCATGGAGCCATTTACCAGATACAGGTCGCCGCCTTCCTCGGCGGGGATACGGTCGAGGTTTTCCAGCTCTCTTATATCGTTGGCGCTCATCCAGCCATTCTGGCGGGCCACCGCATAACCGTTCATGCGGCTGGCGTAATCGCCCCGCAGCAGGCCCTCCACATTGAAGCGGATAAAATACTCCCGCTTCTCGCTGTCGGAAAACAGGCGGCGGGCCATACTCTGTTCCCAACGCATAAGCCACGGTTCGAGGGTATATTTAACAAATTCCAAGCTCTGCTGCTCGATGTTGGAAAAGCTGGATTTCTCCAAATCCCCGACCATGTGGGGAGGCACCCGGAAAATGCGGGCAATCTCGTTGATCTGGAATTTCCTCGTTTCCAGAAATTGCGCCTGCTCCGGGGAAATGCCGATGGGCTGATATTTCAGGCCCTCCTCCAAAACCGCGATTTGATGGGAATTTGCACTGCCGCGAAAGAGCTTGTTCCAGCTTTCCCGCACTTTATCCGGGTTTTTCAGAACGCCGGGATGTTCCAGCACACCGCCGGGGGCTGCATCGTTGGCGAAAAACTTCGCGCCGTATTCCTCGCAGGCAATCGCCATCCCCACCGCGTTCTTTGCCATGGCGATGGGTGAATAGCCCACGATCCCGTCATAGCCGAGGCCGGGGATATGAAGCACCTGCTCCGGTGGCAGATAAACCTGCCCGTTTTCATCATCCACCGGGGAATCGTCCGAGCCACGGGTATAGAGGTAATAAATCTGTCCCTTGCTGTCCCGGTCAACGGTCATCTTGGTGGGCATCAGCGGATAGAGGCCGATCACCTCGCCCTTGCCATTGCGGATGATTTGCGCGTAAGCGTTGCCGTATAGGAGCAGGTGGCCCATCAGGGTTTCCCGGAAATTGAACGAGGTCATTTCCGGGTTCGGCTCGTCGTGCAGTAGCCGGTAGAGAGGATGGTCGAGGGCCTTTACCTTGCTCCCGTTTTCACCGTAGCGGTACACATGGAGCGGAAGGCCCGCCACCGCCTCGGAGAGAATACGGACGCAGGAATACACGGCAGTCATTTGCAGCGCGGTGCGCTCATTCACCGGCTTGCCGCTGGTGGAGCCGCCAAAGAAAAAGGAAAAGCGGCTGCCGCCCAAGGTATCCTGCGCCCGGCGCAGTTCCTCCGGCTTATCCCGTGAATGGAAAAAACGGCTGAAAACACTCATAGCAACAAAAGCCCCCTTTCATCGTAGATAGAAGCGCCGGTGTCTCCGCAGCCTCGAATGGCCCGGTCAAGCGCCATGATAGTCGCCACCGCACCGTCAATCTTTTCTGTGGATTTTTCCTTATCCGGTTTCACATTGCCCGCCGGATCGGTACGGACATGGATGTTGTCCATCATCCACCGCAGAACCGGGTGGCCGCCATGGGCGAGCTGCTCATCCAAAGTCAGGCGCATCAGCTCCTTGGTGGGCGGGGACATATCTTTGAAGCCCTGCCCGAAGGGAACCACCGTAAAGCCGAGGCCCTCCAAGTTCTGCACCATCTGCGTTGCACCCCAGCGGTCAAAGGCAATTTCCCGGATGTTGTACTTTGCGCCCAGCTCGTCAATGAAGGACTCAATGAAGCCATAGTGGACGACATTTCCCTCGGTGGTTTTCAGATACCCTTGCTTTTCCCACACGTCATAGGGAACGTGATCCCGGCGCACCCGCAGGTCGAGATTGTCCTCCGGTATCCAGAAGAAAGGCAGGATCACATATTTGTCGCCCTCATATTCCGGAGGGAATACCAGCACGAAAGCGGTAATATCCGTGGTGGAGGAAAGGTCAAGGCCGCCATAGCACACCCGGCCTTGAAGGGCCTCCAGGTCTACCGCAAAGGCGCATTTATCCCACTTTTCCATGGGCATCCAGCGGACAGCCTGCTTTACCCACTGGCAGAGCCGGAGCTGCCGGAACAGGTTCTCCTCGGCAGGGTTCTGCCGGGCGCTTTCGCAGGCCGCTTCCAGCTTTTCTATATCCACCGTAATTCCAAGGGAGGGGTTGGCCTTTTTCCAGACCTTCGGGGAAGTCCAATCGTCGGCCTCATCCGCGCCATAGATCACCGGATAGAAGGTGGGGTCGATTTTCCGGCCATCCAGAATATCCCGCGCCTTCTGGTGAACCTCATAGCAGATGCTGTTCACGTCATTGCCCGCTGTGGTAATGAGAAAATAGAGGGGCTGCTTTCTGGCATCGCCGGAGCCGTGGGTCATGACATCATAGAGCTGCCGGTTTGGCTGGGCGTGCAGCTCGTCAAATACCACCGCGTGGACGTTGAGGCCATGCTTGGTGTATGCCTCTGCGGAAAGTACCTGATAGAAGCTCCCCAGCGGCTTATAGATCAGGCGCTTCTGCGACAGCACCGGCTTGATACGGGATTTGAGTGCTGGGCATTGTTCCACCATGCCGCAGGCCACGTCGAATACAATGGAAGCCTGCTGCCGGTCGGAGGCGCAGCCATAGACCTCGCCACCGTATTCCATGTCGCCGCAGGTAAGCAACAGGGCCACCGCAGCGGCCAGCTCGGATTTTCCCTGTTTCTTGGCAATCTCGATGTATGCGGTATTAAACTGGCGGTAGCCGTTGGGCTTCACAATGCCGAACAAGTCCCGGATAATCTGCTCCTGCCAGTCAATAAGTTCAAAGTTCTGCCCGTACCACTCGCCCTTGGTATGCTTCAGGCAGCCGATAAAGGAAACGGCCAGATCGGCCAGCTCCCGGTTACAGGCCGAGCCTTCCGCCATGAAGCGGGTGGGCTTGTATTTCTTTAACTTGCGAATATCCGCCGCCTCCTTTCTCACGGCAACAAAAAAGGAACCTCCCCCGGTATGATGAAAGTCCCTTAAAGATAATTTTTAAGTTTCAAGTGCCGGTTTTATTTTCCGACTTCATACAGAACCGCTCTGGCGTAGGTGATGCGGATAATCTCCTGCGGGTAGTATTCCGCGTGCCTGCCGAACCGTTGCTCGAATTTCCGGCGATCTGCCGCCACGATATTCCAAGTACTGTAATAGTCCTTACAATCGCGGCGCAGCTCCTGCGCCTCCGTCTTGAAGGAAAACTCCTCGCCATCTTTGCAGATGGTGACGTTCACCGTCTTGGCAGAGGTGGTATTCATGGCGGCCATGATTTTCTTGACGATATGTACCGGGTTGTCCCTATCGTCAACAAGCGCCTGATATTCCGCCAGCTCCACGTCATTGCAGAGGAAATCAAAGAGCATTTCTTCCTGATTGCCCTCCATGTAATCTGTGGCTTCTTTGGCGGCATATCCCTGCGGGTCTAATATATAGGAAAGCAAAGAGTCCTCCGTCCAGTTTTCCGCTTCATAGAAGCACTGGAACGAGGGCGGCTCAAATTCCGCAGCGTCCAGAAAACGCTCGCGAGCCTTACTCTTTGCATAATAGTCCTGTTCATTTTTCAGTTTTCGAAGCAGCTCCGGGTCGGATAGCTCCGTGATTTGAAGGTTGCGCCTATCATTGGCAACAGCGGCCTCTACCAATCGCCGGACAGCCTGTTGCAAATTTTCCCGCAACTGGCCTGCGCCGCGCTCCTGTGTATCCTCACCGGCCAAGCCCTGCACATCGTATTGTGCGTCATACAGCTCGCCATCCCTCCGGCAAAAGATACCGGCATATTTGAATGTGCCGCCACGGGCCAGTTCCTTGCCAGAGTATTGCCGCTGACAGTAGAGATAGTCAAAATCCTCGTTCTTTTGCACCCTGACAAAGTAGTAGGTCGTGCCTGCGTTTTCAATCATGCAGGTGTGGCTGCCAGCGTGGCCGAGCCAGCTTAGAAATTCCTTGTTCATGCGACACCTCCTTAGTATTCGTTGGGGAAAATCACCGTTGTGGCGCTTCTATCCGCCTCAGTGATGATCCAGATTTTCAGGTTTGGCTGCGCTTTGTACTCATACGCAGCAAAGATGCGGAGGTCGCCTTGCTGTACTGCCAGATCGTTGGCCCGCTTATCGGCGGCGGATAGGTCGCCCCAATCGCCCTGCCGGTAACGGTCAAGAGAGCGCCAGATAAAATTTTCAAAGTCGCGGTTTTCTGCGGCCTTGCTGGCTACAAGCCGAGAGGCGCACAGATTTCCAAGTGAAAAATTACTCATAGC